AGCTATGATGTCGTTAGCATTGCCTACAAAGTGCCAGTAATCATTTTGTCTATCAAAGTTGATAGTGCTACCATAATAGTGGATAGTACCATTTCTTTTGATTACCACTTGTCTATTACCTATACCATGGCCAAGTAGTTCTTTAATCTTTTCATAATAGTTTTGCATAATGTACCCCTCTTTTTTCTGTTAAGGTTAATAATATATTGTTAGTATCCACCAAAGCAGTATGATTATTGAGTTTTATATAGTTACAGTCTTAAAAATTAGCCCGCTATTATATTAGCCTGCTATTATATTAGCCCACTAAGTTCTTTCTGCTCTTTGTTTACATACTGCTTTAATTGACACTAATTTCACGTATCAATTGTAAGCTTTTTAAAATCGGTATGACTCTTACTGTCATATCCAATTATAGTGGTATCAAGTCACAGTTAGTTAGTAATTAACTGTGCAAGACTCAGATCTCTATGCGAGCGCTGGCTTAGATGATATAAGCTACTATCAAGTCCCTATGGTAGGTCCTTTGGACTCTCATATAATAAGATGTTTTTTATGCGGTCACTCACTGCCTTCTTTCCGCCAAGGCTCTTATTATGTGCATTTAGCTGGATATACAGACAATATGTATATCCAGCTAAATGCACACACAAAAAGGCGCATGAGCTCAATTAGAGTTCATGCGCCTTTGATTTTTCTCACTTTTTATTTTCTGTAAGGTCCCACTTCTCTGGACACTCGGCCTCTATCCAGTCCTGGATTATCCGGGCCCTGTCTGTTTTACGCAGGACCCTTGCCTTTAAGACCTCCCCTGTTTTAGGGTCTTTCTCGATATCAAAATTCAACAGGGTGTGATTAATGGGAGTTTCAAGGGACACAGTTATTTCCTCTGTGTCCTTGTCCTCAAACAAATTAGGGTTAACCCTGTTGATAAGCTGTACTTGATCTTCAGTCAGCGAGCAGAGCAGGTTCGCCACATACTTGCCACCGATGAAGTTGTCCACTCTGGACAGATCAAGGTCGGGAAGCCCGGCAGCTTCTCTTACTTTCTCTAAGAGTGTCAGTCCGAAACGAACCTCCTCCAATTTCATTAAATAATTATTACCTCTAAACTTTAGTTGAAACTGCATGTCTATGCTCCTTTAGTGCCTTTCGGGGCACTGGTTAAGGTTAATAAGATCAGTAACCATGCCTTGTATATATAATGGATAGAGCAAAACTTGTAAAACCTGATTAGAGCTTAAGCTTTCCGGAGTTTGTGGACTGCAAGTGATTATTATTAGATCAGGACTAAAATCAAGTATTTTCTCAAAAAATTGACAAAATCTAACACGAATATAATATAGATGTAGGTATAAGAGATTTATTGCATAGGCTAATACACACATTATGGGATAGCACTAATAACAGAAATAACACTTTTAAAGGAGTGATTGAAGAATGAGACAGAGAACAAAAGAACTAACTAAGATTCAGAGAGAAAGGCTAAAGAGATATAAGGCTTTTTGGTTACATTACTGTAAGACACAGGATGTGGTACAGGCCTATTACTTAGCAGGATACACAGCCAAGACTGATACTATTGCACGCTCAAATGCGTATCATTTACTGCACAAAATAGACAAGAAGTTAAAGTTTGGTACTATACTGGATAGTGCAGGTTTAACTAATAGATATATAGCTAATAATCTTAAGCAAGTTATAGATACGGATAAGCTGGATACTAAGGTTAAGGGTCTTAATTTGCTTACTCGCTGCAAGGGACTGCAGCAAAGTAATGAGGTTAACGTCGGTGTGCAGATTGTTCTTAAGAGTCAGCAAGGCAGTGGCAGTGCTAATGTTATAGATGTGTCGGCTGGCAGTAAGGGGCATGATAATACAGTCCAGTATGACCAGATAACGGAGTGACTCTCTCTGTACCCGGACCCTGTGCCAAGTCTTATGCAGGGCACACACTGAGTCTCTTCCCATGTACCCGGACCCTGTGCCAAGTCTTATGCAGGGCACACACTGAGTCTCTTCCCACAATCGGTTACAGGCAGTCAGGGCACTGGCAGCCCTAACACTTTGTGCGTTGACAAGCAATGTCCGGGACCGGAGTCCCGTCCCCCCTACGTTATATACTCCCCCCGGACATTTTTTACTTAAAATACTCACTTCATCTAAAATGCCCTTAAAATGCCCTTAAAGTGCCCTCCTGTTACTTAAAGCACACACTCTGCCCATGTTTCAGGTGCTTTTACTCAGGGCATTGCTTTACTTGAGCTGCCGCTTATTTTTGTTATGGGTATTCTGCTTGACAAAACTATTTTGTTAGGATAAAATTCAAGTTGTTGTCTTTTGTTTTAATTCTCCTTATTTTATTGCGTAGCCCCGTTGTTTATCCGACCTAAGCAACGGGGTTTTTATTTATACCCCCCTGGTCTTTATATTCTTAAAATTTTAAATAATGAGAATCCTCTTTGTATTGACTTCTTTTCTTTTTGGTTATACTCTCTCTTTTATGGCTGATACTAATTGTATTATTGAGCTTTCTCCAACCATAGAAGCATATGTATACTCTAAGGCTGTGGTGAATGTAGTTTATTCTTCACGGGGAGAGGGTAAGACTGTTGGAAGCATTGCAGCTCTTTTTGCACATGCTAAGAGAAATGGTAAGCCTATCCGAGCGGCAATAGTTCGGGATACCCATGAGAATCTTAAGCTTTCCACTGCCCGAAGTATTCAGGATGTTCTTCCTGTCTCTATGTATAAGTTTAAGAATGACTATAAAGAATTATATTTGTACTCAGATCCTCCTATCACATGCGATTTATTTGGTATAGATGATCCTGCTTCTTTATCAAAGCTGCAAGGGCCTGAGTTTTCGCTTATTTGGCTGGAGGAGCCCGCACCAATGTCTGACAAGGCTAATGCAGGTCTGAGTGAGGATGTTTTTAATGCGGCCCTTATTGCATGTGCCAGGCAGAGAAATACTATTCCAAGATTACAGATTTCCATGAATCCTGCTGATCAGGGTCACTGGACATATAAGAGGTTTTTTGAGAATACTTTTATAGATCCGGAGAATCCTCTTATTGATCTTGCCGTGTTTTCTGTTCCTTATGGAGAGAATAAGTTTCTTCCGGATGTTGCCAGGCAGGCTGTTAAGGCTGCGTATAAGTTTGATAAGAGATCTTATGCCCGGTATGTAGAGAATAAGTTTATTCCTTTGCAGACAGGGGTTGCTGTTACGCCGGATTATAGTTCCGGGGCTTATGTTACAAAGAATCCTGTTAAGCCTGCTCTGGGATTGGAGGGATTCAGGGCTTATGATGGCTGGCATAATCCTGTTTGTTTATTAGGGCAGGTTACACACACAGGGAGGCTGGTGTTTATTGATTCGTTTGTAGGAATTAATTGTGATGTTGGAATGCTGATTAGGAATAAGGTTTTGCCTGCTTTGGAGACTCCCAGGTGGAAGAATATGTGTAAGTCGTGGCGGGATATTGGGGATATTTCCATGAAGACTCCGGATCAGAGCAACATTTCCACTTCTGCAGCCAAGGTTATTGAAGGGATTTTTGGGGGGTATTTTGAGAGCGGGCCTGCCAGGTGGGAGCACATGAAGCTTGGAATCAGCAATGCTTTTTCCAGGAATATTTGTGGAAACCCTGCCTTTATTGTAAATTGTCAGAATAGAGACCTGGACAGGGCTTTGTCCGGGGGGTGGCATTATAAGGCAGATAATTCTGGGAATATTCTTGGAGATATTCCTGAGAAGAGTCCTGATTCACATGTTGGGGATGCATGGGCTAATGCAGTGAATGTTCTTTTGCCGATAGAGAGAAAGGCTTCCAATAGGGCAAGGTTGCAGACTTTAAGAAGACAGGCCCGGGCCAGGGCTGCAGGATATGCTGTGTAGGAGGAAATATGGGGGAAGTTGTTAATCTTCCTGTTGTGACTACCTTGGATTTAGATCCTGACAGGGTTCTAGGGGATGTTTTGGGGAAGCTGGATGGTTTTATTCTGGCAGGAGTGGGCAAGGATGGGCATGAGATGTTCCGATCAACTTTTGGAGATAAAGCAGAAGCTTTGTGGTATCTTGAACGATGCAGGCTGGCTTTGCTCAGTGTGTCTGTTGAGGAGTAGCTATGGGTAAGCTTGAAACATCTGGATATAGAAGGTTCTGGCCAATGAGACAGTTTGAAAGAGTTGATTCTTCAGGAAAGAAAGTATCTACTGAGGGATATCGGGATATGGTTTCCGGGAAGTTTTATGCTCCTGAAAAGGGCTGGAATGGAAGTCCCCCTAATCTTCCCCCAGGGAATAGAAACTTGACTGATCCTTCAAGAAAGTATATGGAGAATTATGAGAGAATTTTTGGGCATAGTTAAGGCCCGAAGGAGAGATTGCTGTGAATGCTAAGAATGTAAAATACTATGACTCTTCAGCTTTGGAGAGTTCTGCTGTCATTTCTGATGCGCCGGGACATCTTTTCAGTATAACCGGATATAACGATAATGCGGGGGCTCAGTTTGTTCAGATACATGATGCTGCTGCTCTTCCTGCTGATGGTGCAGTTCCAGCTATTGTTCTCACTGTGGCTGCGAAGGAGAATTTCTGGTATGAGCTGAAGGAAATAGGTCGGTTTTTCAGTAATGGAATAGTTGTCTGTAATAGTTCCACTGCTGCCACAAAAACCATCGGTGCTGCTGACTGCTGGTTTAATGCTCAGTACGATTCCTAAAGGAGAAAGATCATGCCAGCTAAATCTAAAGCTCAAAGACGGTTTATGGGCATAGTTAATAAGATCATGTCCGGGGGAGCCACAAAGAAATATAGTGACAAAGCCATGGATGCTGCTCGAAATATGAAGAAAAAGGCAGTTCGGCACTTTGCTTCTACTGCTGAGGCTGGTCTTCCAAAGAAGGTTTCCGGGAATTCCAGTAAGAAGAGCAGTCCCAGAAAAATAGAGAAAAAAAGTTCTCCTTTCTCTATCTTTGAGGCCAAGAAGAAAATAGAGAAACGAAAGAAGAAGTCTTCAGACCTGGAAGATTTTTTTAAGGGCCAGGGGCAGTAGAATGGCTGAGTTTGCTGATAATCAACAGGATATAGTGAGGCGTAAGATTAAGGAACTCTCCCGGGATTCCAGGAAAGAAGCTGAATCTCCTGATAGCCAGGAGTTGAAAGAGAGAGAGGAAGCTGCAAAAAGATATGCTGGAGAGAACCCGAAGCATTTTGTTGATTATGGAAATGACTGCGTAGCTACTTCTTGCCGAGCAATGATCAAGGTTCGGCAGGAGCAGAAGGAATGCTGGGAATGCTTTAATGAAGATGCTCCTCCCAACTATACTCAGAAAGAAGATTGGCAGTCTAAAGTAGTTATTCCCAAGCCGTACGCATCTGTAATGTTTGCAATGGCTGTGGTTAAAAAGGCCTTTTCTGTTGATTTTTTGTCTGTGCAGAATGAGCAGAATATTCAGGTTGCTGCATTCTGGGAAAAACTGATGCAGCATTGTTTTAATCAAAAACATGCTGATTTTACCACTGCGTTTACGGATAGTACCGGGATGGGGTTTGCTGTTGGACAGTCCCTGGAAGTTTTACCGGTGTGGAGAAGGGGAGAAGGTTTAAAATTTATTTTGGTTGAGCCATGGAAGATTCACAGAGATCCTGATGCGATAAGCAGAAATCCTCAGTCAGGCCTGTACTGGATTCATCGAGAGTACCTTGATTATTATGCCTTGAAGGAAAAAGAGAAGCTTGGAGTATATCAGAATATAGATGATGTTAAAGGATATCTGGATATTTCTCATGGGGGAATGTCAAAAGAAGAAATAGCTGAAAGAAAGGGCCTTTACTGGCAGAGATCTAAATTTAGAACAGCAATTCTCACTTCTGAATTTTGGGGGCAGGTTTTAGGGCCTGATGGAACCGTTATTCTTCCAAGTGCAAGATATACCTGGGCTGGGAATCAGATAATCCAACCACCACAAGTTCCTCCTTATAGATCCCTGAGATGGCCTGGTAGTTCATTCAGTCCTCTTCCAAACTTTATTCGATTTGATGGAAGAAGCCTGCTTAAGAGTGTGAAGTCTTTGTGGCACTGGATGTGCACTGTGTTCTCTTTGCACAGTGACAATCTCAATTGGGTTGTGAACCCTCCTAAAGAAATTGATGTCAGTTCTTTGGTAGATCCGGATGATCTGGATGATTACCCGGGGAAAGTAACCCTGACACGAGGAACTGTTTCCGGGAATCAGGTTATCAGAACAATTGAAAGAAAGAATACTACCAATGAGATTTTGGCTAATCTTAATTATGGGGACCAGGTATTTCAGCGTGGGGCCATGGTGACAGACCTGGTTCAAGGATTGCCGGGCTGGAGAGCTGAAGTTACTGCCAGGGAACAGGCTCAAAACTTAGAGCAAGCTATGTCTGTGTTCAGTCTCATGGGTTCCAATATAGAAAAAGGAGCTATTGCAATAGTCGAGGCTGCTGCTCAGATAATTGAAGCAAACATAGGGTATTTTGATCTTCTGGAGATTTTTACCCCGGAAGAAATTGAGCCGTATATAGACTTGAATTCTCCCACAGGAATAAGACTTCCTGGCCTTGGAGGCTCTTTTCATGTAAGTGGCATTTCTGCAATCATGAAAGATTCGGAAATACTTAACAGTATCAAGGAACTTATTCTTCCACTCTATACCGAAGGAAGTCCATTTGTGAAATATATACATCCGTACAGGGTTCTTAAGTCTATTGAGCGCAGGTCAAATCTTGAAGATGAGAAGCTCTTTATTTCTGATATTGATGGGGAGGTCTTGGACGAAGAGACCATGTCTGATGCAAAGGAGAAAGAGGATCTTGAACTGGAGGAAAGGAGGGCTTCTGCAGAGATTGCTGCAGCTAATGCTGCTCAGAGTGATGTGGGCATGGAGGCTCCTGTAGAGGAGGTATAGGTTGATTTCATCAGGGCTTGATATAGATATTGTAACTGGTCTTCCAATAGAGGAAGAAGAAGATAAAAAGAAAAGGGAGTCAGAGATAAAGAGAAACAAGATTATTAATAGGTACAATAATCTTGTCTCTGATCTTTGTGGTCGTGGGGGAGCAGTTGTAGAAGCAGTTACTGAGCAATACATAGCCAGGGTAGAAGATCTGATAAGTAATGACCCTGTATGCCAAGAGTATCAAAAACTATTTGATTCTCTAGGTATGCAACTAAATGCTGGAAAGAAAGTAGTGCTTAGTAAAAGCAAAGACTTGAAAGAAGTATAATAACAATGTATAACAAAATTATTAACTATGTGTAAACAGTCCCTGTAAGGATACGCTGTAAAAACACAACAGCCTGTCCTAGTCCCTGTACTTGAGGATACACTAGAGGAGAAATAAATTTATGAGTAAAATAGTTGAGGAAAACTTGGCTGATACTAATGCAGTTACTAAGTCTATGTCTGAAATCTTGTCAGAAACTCGTTCTGTTTATAATGGACATCCTGCTAACTCAGGAAACGAGGACTCTGTTGAAGATAAAGATTCGTCTGATCTGGATAAATCTGATTCTGATGATTCTAAGAGCAAAACTTCTTCTGATAAAGAAAAGACTTCTTCTGGTGATGATAGTGATTCTGATCAGAAGGATAGTTCAGATGAGCTTAAAAAGGATGCTGAATTTAAGTATAAGTCTCATGAGGAAGCTGAAAAAGGGTATCGGGAAGCCGAAAAGCTTGCTACCAGGAAGGCCGAGGAAGCAAGATTAGAAAGAGAGCGTGCCGAAACTCTTGCTGCTCAGTTGTCCGAGATGGAAGCTAAGCTTGCTGAAGGGCTCAAAAAGAGTGCTCCGAAAGACAAGGCTTCCAGTAAGGACTCTTCTACGCTCAACAAGGAAATGCAGGGAGAGTTTAAGAAACTCTACGAAGATATTGCCAAGTTAGACCCGTCGAGTGATGATTATGAAGATAAAATATCCGAGAGATGGGCTCAACTTGGTGAGTACCAGCAAGCACAGTTTCAAAAAGTGTTTGAAAAAATGTTTGAGGAGTATAAGGAAGAAGAGATTTCCAAAAAACAAGCTGCTGAGAAACAGTATGCGGAAGATCAGGCCTTAGTTAAAAAGGTCATTTCTGATGCGACTGAAGCTGGCTTGAACATGAAGGAAGGCTCTTATGAGTCCGAACTTTTTTGGATGTTCTCCAAAGATGCTCCTGAGGGTACTTCTGTAGATGAGCAGATAAAGTGGACTTGTGACAGAGTCAAGCAAACTATTGAGGAAATACGTAAACCTATTTTTAATCTGGCTGATAAAGCCAATGAAGCCCAAGACAAGAATTCCGTTCTTGAGCGAGGTGGAACTAGGCCTCCCCAAACCTCTAAAAAAAGAGGTGGGGGTGAAGAAAACAAGCCTATGACACTTTTAGATGCGTTTACCAAGACTGAAAGACGCATCTAAAATATATATAAAGGAGTAATACTATGGCTGATGCAATGGATTGGACGTTTGACTCTGATGTTGGCGTCTATAAAAATCATCATATAAGCAACAAGATTTTGTATGCTGCTGTTGGAGAATGTAAAGTTGCCCAGTTTGCAAGACCTGCCCCTGGTGTTAACGGGTTGTTCAAGCATAAGGGTGAAACTGTCAACATTATGCATATAAACGAACTGCCTGATCCCGAGTCTACCAAAATTACCAATGAGGATGACTCGATTCCGATAGATAAAGTAACCTGGGGAAATCGCCCCATTACTTTAGAAGAGCATGGCAGGGGTGTTGAGTATACTAACCTGGCACAGCAATTCGGAAAGTTTGACTTGAAGCAGGAATTGCAGGCTGCTCTTAAAAGACAAATGACTCGTGCCCTGGATACTGAGACTGCTGCTGCTTTTCAGAGCACTGATGTTAAGATCTGCTTTATTCCTACATCTCTGACTGGAGGTACCTTCGATACTGATGGAACTGCCTCTACAGTAGCTACAGCCAACCTTACATTCGACCACATGGGGGTTCTTGCAGATTACATTAGCGGGGACATTCATTGCCCACCTTTTGAGGGGGATGACTATATTATGTTGTCCTGCAGGAAAACCTTGAGGGGAATCAAGCAAGATTCTTTGTGGCAGCAAGTGCACATGTATTTGCAGAAGGGGGACCTGTTCTTTAAGGGTGAGGCTGGAAAAGCTGAGAACATTCGGGCTGTCCAGGTTGACAGGGAAGAAGCAATTTCTAATACTGCTGGGGCATCTACTGTTCTTGGCGATGCTGTTGTGTTCGGAAGTGAGGCAGTTGGATATGTCGAGACTTCTCCTCCTCAGCTTTACGCTGATCCGAATTTCCAGAGTTCTTTTGGTAGAGTAAAAGCAATGTGTTGGCAAGGCATCTACGTATACTTTAGCATTTGGAATGTTGCTGACGATGGAAAAGCCAAGATCATTCGCATAACCTCGGCTTAAGGAGGGGTTTTATTATGTACGGTGAAAATACTAAAAGTGTAATCTTGGATTCTGCCATAGCTGAGGCAGCCTTAGCTACAGCCCTGGCATATAACAATGCCATTGGGGATGAAGAGTCCAAGTGGACTATGAATGAGCCAACCCTTATCACCAGATTTTCGGCAAGGGTTACAACCGCACTGAGTGTAACGACTGCTCCGGTTATTGCCTTATTCCGTAAAGCAAAGACTGATAGTGGTGTTGGTTCAGACGATACCAGTGCCAATGCTGCTTTCATGACCGATAGTGGCGAGGCATTTACTACCAACGAGTTTGTGGGCTGGACTATCTATAATATTACGGATGGTTCTTCTGGGGTAATTACAGCCAATACTGCAACCACTGTCACGGCAACCCTTTCTGGGGGGACAGACAATGATTGGGATTCCGGTGATAAGTATGTTATCGGGTACAAGCTGGCTGAAATTACGATTCCCACGTTGGCTGCAGTCGGTAATGTTTACTACGCAGATGTTCCCAATATTCCCGGAGTGTCCGGAACTGGAAGCACTACTGTTGGAACCAATTACTACAAAAACAGAGGCCCTGCCAAGCTTTTTGCAGGGGATCAGCTTGCAGTTTTCTCAACAACCCTCGGGGTAGGAAGTGCTGGCGCATTCCAGCCGATTGTAATTGGCAGGTATTCTGTCGAAGCTACCGAGAACCAATCAAAATTGATTGTTTCTGCATAATCTGCATAAGCGGTTTGCTTTAAAACCTTAACATTGCCCCTGCTGTGTACTGGCAGGGGCGATTTTTCAATAATGGAGGTACATTATGACTGCTATAGCTTCTACGGATCTTACTGTTTCAATTAATCACAGAGACAGAAATATTTTCGGAAGAGTGAAAATGAATTCAGGGACCCTTGCCTTTGGAGATGGTTCCTTAACGTATCCCGCCGGGGGCATTTCCTTGCCGACCATAGGTAACTTCGGGTTGAATAAGGAGATGACTAACTTTGAGATTCTTGGTGCAGGAGATAGTCTGACCTATAAATATGACCAAACCAATCACAAAATCAAGGTATTTGCCAAGGCTCCCCCAATAGTCTTCGAGGAAAAGCATACCGCCGTATCAAATGCTGTGACTCTTGATTATCCGGCTGCCTGGATAATCAATGTATGTACTACAGGTCAAAACGAGGCCCTCACTGGCAGGGGCGATACTTTGGTTGATAATGAGTGCAAACTTACCTCTGCTATTGCAGACAATGTGAGGACTGGCTTAACCACTTTCGGAGCAACAGATACGGTGTATGTGACCTATGCTACCCAAGCCTGGGCAGAGCTATATGCTCTCTTGGTTCAGGAAGAGGCAGTTACCCTGGCTACTGGTGATAATAACCTGGCAAACAAAATGGCCGCTTTTGGTTATTGTTATGATGCTACAACTGGCCTTTTACTTCCGGTAGATGTGGCCGACACTACGGCTGCAGGCGAAGTTGGCATCAAGTTTAATGCTGCCACTGCTCAGCTCAATATAAATGCAGCTCAAGACGGGCATAGTGCGGTGGCTACGTATCTCAAAATGCCTGATTCTGGTACCTGGCTTTATGACCGGTGGGTTACAGACGAAGATCCGACAAAGGCTGGTGCTGATCCTTATACACAGTCTTTTGATTATCCCTTGCTTATGTGGGGTATTACCGGATGTCTTACTGTAAACGGCGGAGCTACCCAGACAATAGTAGATGAAGCCATTGCGGCTGCTGCTGGAGAGGCAAATACACACTGGGCCTATAGGGGCACTGCTCCCGATGGAACGGCTATGGCTGCAGAGCAGATCTGGATTACTAAATCCAATGTAACTGTAACTGCCGGGAATTATATCAAGGGACATCCTTGGGAAATTCCCAACTTAGTTCCTTTGGAACTAAAGAATGGAACCCCGCTTCAGGAAGCTAATTTGAGATTTATGGCCTGGGGTAGATAAGTAAAACAATCAACGAGGAGAAAATTTATGCAGGTTATTCATACTAAAAACAGAGGGGATCATACATTCATAAGAACGTTTGCTTCTTCTGATGGAAGGCATATTGGAGCCTTGGCAGGTGGGGGGTACGCATACCTGTCTGGCATTCTTGTTACTAAGAGAGAAGATCTTATTGATCTTATCCCCGAGGGTCCAGACAGAGAAGCCGCTCTTGCTTGGTGGGAGAATAAGGACCAAGATCTCGAGAAGAAGGAAGTAAGGCGTGTTCTTATGGATGTTGATGGAGATTTCAAGTGGGAAGATGGGAGTCCAATTGAATCTGCTCAAAGTTTGATAGAAAACTTTCCTAGAGGAAGTGACCTGGATAAACTTCTTGAATGGTTTCATGAGCGAGAAAACAAAAAGAAAGCAGCTCAATCAAAACGAAAAGACAGTGAGATTGAGCTGTCTACTAAAAACTTCCAGGAATCCAGAAGAAAATTGGCAGCAGGTCGTGGGAAAAAGGAAGCAGCAAAAAAGGCTGCTGCTGGGTAAGTTGAATGGCTGATCGAGTTAGGCTTTGTCCAAATTGCAAGCTGTGCTACAAGCCGGATGGCACACAGCATATTGAGCCCGGGAGATATTGTCCAAGATGCGGGTATGATTTTCACAATAAAACGGAGCACGTAGATGACGAAGAAGAGTACGTAGAGTAAGAACGTCTTTGTGAAAAGGTTAAACTATAAGTGTGAAAGTAAACAATGAAAAGCATAGCAACTTCAAAACCTTTATGGTGTTTAAAAACAAGGTGCCAAAGAGAAAAACATGAACTTAGGTGAAATAAATGAGGAACTAGAGCTTCATGTTAGGGATGCTGGTTTGGCAGCCTACTTCACTACTTGGGTAAATGCTGCAATTAAAGAGATAGCCTATGATTTTTGTCTTCCTGCTTTAAGACTAAAAGAACCTGAGACAGTAACTACAACTGAGTCCGATTGGCTATATGATCTGCCAGCGACGTACCACAAGAATGTGTTTAAGGCTGCAGATGATGATTGGAACAGGGTTGCTGTTAGAAGAAGTCTCGATGATCTTGATGTTTTAGATATAGATCATGATGATACTGGTGAGCTTGTGTCTGATGTGGCAGTGAGGGATACTCAGATTGGAATTTATCCCATGGCCGCAGGAACTCTTAGGATATGGTATTATGAACTGCCTACTGTTCTTTCGGATGACTCAGATATTCCTACCTGCGTTCCGGAGGAATATCATTCCAGAGTGATTGTTTCCAAGGTAATTGTAAAGAATTACCATTTGTTGATGGATATGTCTGTAAATCCTCCTCATTTGAGCTTAGAGTGGTGGAAAAATAACTACAGAGTAGGCCTTTATGGAAATGGGGCGGATGATATTGGACTCATTAATTGTATTGCTCGAACAAAGAAGCCCAAAAGAAGGGGGGGAATATGTCCGATTCCTTAGTTTAATTGTTCTCCTTGAAGCTGCCTTGAGAAATTAAGGCATTTTGAGCGGCAAGTAGGTGCCTACTCACCTTTTGTCGCTCATTTTTTTGGTGGTGCATATTGAGTACATATAGATCATTACTTTCTGGATCAACTGGATTAAATACGGTAGTTGATCCAGTACGCATTGAGTATGACTGGAGAGAGGGAATCTCAGATTTAGCTGTTGCTGTTAATGTGACAATTACACAGGGCAACAGGATAAATAGGAGGAAAGGAAAAACTTTAAGGCTCTCTGCTTCTGGGGCTCATAGTTTGTTTTGTGACGGTGGAGAGTGTGTTTTTGTGCGGGATTCTAGTCTTTATCTTTTAGGATCTGATTCGGTGTCTAGCAGATTGCTCCGGAGCCTGACTTCTAACGCTAAGATGAGTTATGCTCAAGTTGGGAACAAGATCTATTTTACTAATAATGCTGATCTGGGATATGTAGAAGAAGGGATTGCTTGCACATGGTCTAAGACTACTGATTATGTGGGACCAGTTACAAGGAAGAGCATTACCGGACCATTTGCTGGAAACCATTTAGCTTTTAGGAATGGTCGAATGTATATTTCTACCGATAATGTCTTGTGGTATTCAATGTATCTTGCCATTAACTGGTACAGATTGGCCTCAAGCTTTTTTCAGTTTAACTCTCATATTCGCATGGTTAAGCCTGTTAAAGATGGGCTTTATGTTTCTACGGAAAAGAGAGTTTATTTTTTGCACGGAGATACCCCCAAATCTTTTGTCAGAGATGAGGTAGTTCCTTATCCTGCCTTGGAATGGTCTGATGCAATAGGGCATGAAGATGGAAGCAGTTTTCCGGATCTTGGCTTTTCTGGATCTTGTGCCTTATGGGTTACTAAGGAAGGAGCAATGGTTGGATCTCCAAGTGGAATTGTTAAGAATTTAAACAGAAACAAGGTAATATATCCTGAAGGAACTAAAGGAGTTTCTTTGGTAAGAGGATTAAATTTTATTCATACTGTTGAATAAATGGAGGTAAATGTAAATGGCTCTTAGATTATCGACAAAAGTTAGAAATGACATGTTGGGGTACAAGGCCCGGTGTAATCATCTTTATCACAACGATGGAGGGATTGCTTTAGTTGATGGTGGTGGCAGTAACGATTCAATCACAGATACTGCGAATGGTCTTGGTGATTTTGAAGTAGGAGACATGATCACGGTTGCTAATGCAACGGACTCTGATGACGATGGCAGCTACACTATCTTGTCTGTTGCGGCAGGCACTATTGAAATTCCGACTGGAAGTTTCACTACGGGTCAGGTTGCTGCTGGAAGTGTGGTTACTCTCGGGTCTGCCAGGGGCGGATCTCTGATTGATCAGTTTCGGAATGCCACTATGAAGATTTATACTGGTTCTCAACCTACCTCGGCAGATGATGCAGAGTCAGGATCAGAATTGGTGCAAATAACTATTTCCAGCGGAGCGTTTGTTGCCGGATCTGATGATAACGGGATCAATTTTGGACAAGTAGCCTCTGGTATCCTTGGAAAGGGCTTGAGTTGTGATGATGGTGTTACTGAGGAAGTGTGGTCTGGCGTTGCCAGTGCTACTGGAACAGCAGGTTGGTTCCGGATATTTGACAATGACCTTACTACAGGCGCAAGCACAGTAAAACCAAGAGTAGATGGAAGGATCGCTACATCCGGATCTCAGCTAGATATGGCGAGTACTTCAATCACCTCTGGAGGAACTATTACCATAGATTCTGTATCTCTTCCTATGGCAGAAAGTGTTTAGTATTTAGAGAGGGATCACTATGGGTACTCCAACTACCCGATTCAGGCAAATCCCTAGATCTACGTCTGCGACAGCGCTTAACAAGGCTTCCAAGAGACTTGCTGCTATTTCTGGGGAAACTGAAATATCTACAGGTGCAGGGAATGAGTTGATTCTTGGTTATGCGGATATTTCTGATGGTGATGGGGCCTCTGATGTGGCAGTACTTCTCTGGGATGTTACTGCCAATGGAGGCAACACCATTGTCAAAGACTTCATGATCTGGCTTGATTCCAACGGGTTTGATGAGGCGGATACATTATTAAAGATGTGTCCGTTATCTGGTGCAGATCAAGCTGCTCCCGTCAATACAGAAAACTATATTGCTAATGCAGTAGTTTCTTCTTTTTCCTGGGCTAATATGCCGGAAGCTAACCCCGGGGCAATAAATCTTTATCCTTCGGATGAGGGAAGCAGTATGAGCATTGCTGGAGGAACCTCAGATGATGTGATAATGGTGGCCATATATGCTTTTGTAGATGAGAGTGAGACTAATGGAATCTTTAAAGGGCTGGATGCTGGAAATGAGTTGAGGCTTAATTTTGAATATACCTACAGCTAATATAGAGAAGAAGCATCTGGATAGTGAATATAAAAACAGGTGGGAACTTTTCTACTTGGACAATGGATCTGTGGAGGATTCCCGGGAAAAGAACTGGAGAGATGTTGCCTGGAATCATGTTGTAAAAGTAGAGATTCATATGAAAGGAAAAGTTTATTCTGTAGATAATTCTGGGGAAGGGTTTAAGTTTTTCCTTAACTTCAGGCGATATGGGTTTGTTTCCAAATATAATAAGTTTAGGGAATATGTTGGAAAGAAGAAGATAAACACATGGATTATTGGGTGGACCAATGGAAAAGAGTGTTTTCTAAAGGAGGTTGATTTTTATAGTGGAAAGCTTGTGAAGGAGTTTTCTACTTCTTTGTGCCATCAGATAGGACACATCCATCCTGATGTAGCTGACTTAGTGGAAATAAGGTTTGTAGGTAATTAGATGACTGTTTGGACTGATACATTTACTGGGAACAATGGTGATTCGCCTGATACATCTTATTGGACTACCAATGAGTCTGCCAATGGAACTATAGAAATCCAATCCAATGAACTTCGTTTTGTTGTAAATACTGATGCAGTTTCTGAGAATAATCACATTGTTTCTAAATTCAATGTTTCTGGTGACTTTGATATCCAGTTAGATTTTAATGATATGGCTTGCTCTGGGGCAGTTGCTCCTACCGGCATTGAGCTAAGATTTGTAATCAGTAGTGGTCAAGATGAAGTTATGGTTAGGACTAGATGGCCTTTGGCTACTTATGGATATCAAGGAAGAATATGTATTGATGGTGTTTATGATAGTCAGTACGACTCACGAGCTAGTGATTATGGAAAGCTGAGAATAGTAAGAAGTGGAAGCACAATAACTTGTTATTGTGATGATGGTGCAGAGTCTGGTTGGACTTCACTTAATACAGATTCTGGTTTTAGTACTGAAGCTGGATGTATTTATATCTCCCAGTTTTCTGAGGCCAGTGAAAATGAGTTTACTGTTGATGTCGATAATTTTACTGTAGAGACGGGTACATTAGATGGAACGCCTTCTCCCTCTGAAAGCCCAAGTGAGTCACCTTCTGAGAGTCCGAGTTTAAGCCCATCAGCTAGTGAGTCTCCGTCTGAAAGCCCGAGTTTAAGCCCATCAGCTAGTGAGAGTCCAAGTGAGTCACCTTCTGAGAGTCCGAGTGAGTCACCTTCTGAGAGTCCGAGTTTAAGCCCATCAGCTAGTGAGTCTCCGTCTGAAAGCCCGAGCCTAAGTCCATCAGCTAGTGAGAGTCCAAGTGAGTCTCCTTCTGAGAGTCCAAGTGAGTCTCCTTCTGAGAGCCCGAGCCTAAGTCCATCAGCTAGTGAGAGTCCAAGTGAGTCTCCTTCTGAGAGTCCAAGTGAGTCTCCTTCTGAGAGCCCGAGCCTAAGTCCATCAGCTAGTGAGTCTCCTTCTGAGAGTCCGAGTTTAAGCCCATCAGCTAGTGAGAGTCCAAGTGAGTCACCTTCTGAGAGTCCGAGTGAGTCACCTTCTGAGAGCCCGAGCCTAAGCCCATCAGCTAGTGAGAGTCCAAGTGAGTCTCCTTCTGAGAGTCCAAGTGAGTCTCCTTCTGAGAGTCCAAGTGAGTCACCTTCTGAGAGTCCGAGTTTAAGTCCATCTTCGAGTGAGAGTCCAAGTGAGTCTCCTTCTGAGAGTCCAAGTGAATCTCCCTCTGAAGAAACAGATACTGATTTACTAGATGGTTGGCTTTTTGTAGGGCACGTAGGAGATTTGAGTGGGGATGTTTCTCCTCCAACATGTAATGCTGCTGGAGTTTTTAGAAACGCAAGACTTGGCGGCACTGTTCCTCCTCTTGAAGCAACATTCACACGAGGAAAAACTATTTCAGAGAGTATGCCTTCTATTAGTGGAGCCTTTACAGGAACCTTTAGAAGATCTGCTGGCCTTTCAGGGAATATTTCCTCAGTGGATGGATCTCTTGCTAGAGGCTTAGTATTTGTTTGTACTGCCACAATTCTTGCAGCAGATGGCATTCCTCCTGTTGATGGAACCCTGACACTTGTAAAAAATGTATTGGCAGATCTTAGTGGAAATGTGCCTTGTGTAAGCAGTAGTTCCAATGCTTCGCAAGATAATATTTCTTTGTTATCCGGAAGTATTCCTTCAATATCTTGTGTATTGACTGCCTATTTTGGAGATGTTTCCCTGTTAAGTGGAGATATTCCATATGTTTCAGGTGGATTTACTGGCTTTTCTGGAAAAGTATTAACTTTCTCTGCGTCTATTCCCTCTATTGATGGGGAATTTGTTGGAAGCAAAGCAAATGTTGATTTAGAAATTTCTGGGAGTATTCCTGTTATTGGCATGTCTGGGTACTCCAATGTAACTTCTTCGCTGATATTAAGGCATAGACGGTGGGAGGTTAGATAGTTAGTTATGGGTTGGTTGTCTAGCTGGGAAAATAGATTAAAGCTTACCATTGACTCTTCTAAGGTCGATACTGCAAATCTGACTAATTTTCCTATTCTTGTCCATTTGTCTAGTACCTCTGGTATTACAGATGAAGATGCTACTTATATTTTTGATGAGCTGACCTCTGATGATAACAGAAAGAAGATAGCTGTAACTACTTCTGATGGAGAGACTCAGTGTTACGTCGAGATAGAGAAGTGGGATGATGCCAATGAAGAGGCTTGGCTGTGGGTAAAGGTTCCAACTGTAGCTTACGATGCGGATACAGACCTTTATTTATATTTTGATTCTAGCCAATCTGATAATACAGCCTATGTGGGAGACATAGGAGATACTCCTGCTCAGAATGTCTGGGATTCAAACTTTGTTGGTGTCTGGCACCTATGCCAAGATCCTAATGGAGATGTGGCTGATGCAATAAAAGACTCTACTTCAAATGGGCATGATGGCACTCCAGCCGGAACAATGACTTCTGCTAACCTTGTTAGCGGCTCTATAGGAGATAGCATTGACTTTGATGGAACAGATGATCGTCTGGTAGTTTCTGATAGCTCTACCTTGAGAGGAATGTCTGCCATCACTGTAGAAGTAATGGTTAATGCTGACTCTAAGGCAAATTGGGAAAAATTAATAGATTATGCAGATTCTGTTGATCAGAATGATGATAAAAAATATCGATTGATGTTTGATTCTGAGGTAGATCAGGGTCTCATGTTTGCTCTGTATAATGACTCTGACGTCTCTATAGGTTATGTGTCGTCAGCAACCTTTCCAACTACTGAGACCTATGTTGCTGGGGTATACGATGGAACAAGTAATGCTGATGCCGTAAAGATCTATGTTGATAATGCTCTTAGCTCCTCTAGTGCGGGGACAGGAGACGATATTAATGATACAGTGGCGGGGGACTTGTGGATTGGCTCAGAGCAATGGAGTCCCCCAAGAAATTCTTATGATGGTATTCTGGATGAGGTGAGAATTTCTAATATTGCCAGGGCTGCAGAATGGTTAAAGGCAACATATTACTCTAATACAGACAACTTTGTTACATTTGGTGTAGATGAGAGTCAAAGTGAGTCTCCCTCTGAAAGCCCTAGCTTAAGTCCATCTTCGAGTGAATCTCCCTCTGAGAGCCCGAGCTTGAGTCCATCTTCGAGTGAATCTCCCTCTGAGAGCCCGAGCTTGAGTCCATCAGCTAGTGAAAGTCCAAGTGAGTCTCCTTCTGAAAGTCCAAGTTTAAGTCCATCAGCCAGTGAGTCTCCTTCTGAGAGTCCAAGTGAGTCTCCTTCTGAAAGTCCAAGTTTAAGTCCATCAGCCAGTGAGTCTCCCTCTGAGAGTCCGAGTGAGTCTCCTTCTGAAAGTCCAAGTTTGAGCCCATCAGCTAGTGAATCTCCAAGCGAGTCTCCTTCTGAGTCTCCCTCTGAGAGTCCTTCTGATGAGCCGTTGGAAGAAGAAGCATACATTTTTGATTATTCTATTCCTGTAAAAGCTACTACTCAGTACACAAACTATGCGTTTAATTCCATGGTTAAGTTTGGTGATAAATACTTAGGGGCAGATGCAAATGGAATCCATGAGCTCGACGGAGATACTGACAATGGTCTTGATATTGATGCTTTCTTTGAGCCTATCCTCACTGATTTTGGATTTTCTAATCCCAAACGTGTGAGGTTTATTTATATGGGATATGAAGCAGATGGAAATCTTCTGCTTACTCTTGCTGCGGATCAGGGAGCTGAAACAGATATATCAGTTGCTTCGGGAAAGACTCGGCAACAAAGAAAAACTATTCCTGGGCTGAGAAGTATTCAGGGAAGATACTTTATGTTTAGAATAAGCAACGTGAATGGGTGTGATTTTGGGGTTGATTCTATTGATGTTGAATGTTGTGTCATGCCCCAGCATATGAGTTTGTACTGATGATATACATTCCCCCAAAGATAATTTTAAAAGGAGATAAGCGAATTACAGAGCCATGGATAGGCTCTGCTAAAAAACAACTAAATATCCTTGAAGAGGAATTGAAGCTTAGGGGCCTTAATAGGGGAACAAGAAGAAGAAGACTTAGTGATAAAATAGTAGTTGTAGCTAGAGTTCTTAATAACTTTAGAGATATCACTATTGAGTATAGTAAGGCTGAAAAAATAAAGGAGAAAGAAAAACTACAGGATCTTATTCCAAGATTTTTTGTATACTTGGCTAGAAAAGTAGGAGAAGAGGAAACAATCGTTTATGAGTACCATTGGATTTATTTTGCTCCCAGTACCTTTGACAAGGAAAAGTATAATCAAACTATAGATAAATCCCCGGTAACTATTTCAGAAGATTACATTATGTTTAGCTGGCCTGCTGGGGATACAACTCAGCTAGAGTTAATGAAGAATCAGCCTATTGGATTGCCTGCATCTGCTATTTTCAAGAATCCACATCGTTTTTCTAAAGCGTTTATGCTGGATGGAAGAAGCAATGAAGATAGAGAAGGAGATGTAGATGGAGATGGAAATATAATTGAGAGACCTGAGCGATGGGTAGCTGCTCCTCATCTGCTTACTAAAGATAGGGCTACAATGTTTCTTCCATTGCATGCATATACAAATGATGACACTGGGAAGCAGTATGGAATTGTTACTGACATTTGTGATATTTTAGATACAGACAAATACCCGGATTATCCGTTGCCTTTTCCCAATACCCTGTTTTTGTCTTACAAAGAAAATATATTGTTTACTGGGCTAAAGTTTCCAGCTCCTCCCAGACATTTTTATTGTAATACAGAAGAAGGAATTATGGTGTGGTATGGTACTAATGTAGATTATGGAAATGATAACTATGATTATATTGGGGGACTTATATATAATATTAGGACAGGATCATTCTACGATTTTTTAATATACCCGGATGAAGCCGATTCAAAAGGATATGAGGTTTGCTGGGCACTTTATTATGGAAACTCGGAGTTACCCCAAAACTTAATGGCAGATGTTCAAAGTTTGGATGGCACTTCTCTTGTTGTTGCAATGAGCTGGAATAAAAGACCCATAGAGTATACGTTTACTATGGCTGATTCTTTGATAAGTACAAGAGAAATAACTACAGCATATCATACTCGTTGGGTTGGCAATGGTACTGGATTTGAGCAGCAAATACTTACAGAGTGGACCCAGTTTTATGAAGATCCTCCGGCAGTATCTCAGGAAGACAGTGTTCCGCAGATATATGTTGATGATGACTATGCTCCATGTGGTCCTAGAGTAGATGGAGTATGCTCTGGTTTTTTGGATGGCAGCAGTTACAAATATGATGGCGGCAGGATTGCTGGGTTTGTTGATCTATTTCATCGACATTCAGATCAAAGTTGGGATCTTTTGGATGTTGTAGTAAAATTGCTGGTTGATGTAAGAAGGCAGAGTGTTAGTGAGAGCTGTTATAATTATGTTGCTTTTTGTTTAACTACTGGTCCATCCTATGATTGTGGGATTGTTCATAACACATATTCAAAATGGAGAGGTGTTCAGGAACAGCTTTTTCAACAGGAAAGTGATGATTACAGAGGATATTGGGTCTGCAACAATGCTCTTGGTTTTGAGTATAGAAAGCATCGACAATATATCGATGGGGAAGCATGGACTCATGCTTATCATAGAACCCCGATAGGCTGGAGACAGGGATATTTTCCGCAGTGCAGTGACTGCACTTGTGATTCTGTTCCAACGGAAGATGATTTTAATGACAAGTGTACTTGGGATAAGAACTTTCCACCCTCATATATAGATGAGTCCGGATTTTCCTTCCCTTGTTTTTATACTATGGATGGTGATGAAATGAGGGGAGATGATTGGATAGCCATAGATTCAGATACGATTAGTTGTGAATATAGTTTTTGGGAATGGCTGAGAGAATCTAATAGAGATGATTATTTTTACTATGATCAAGAACTGTTTAATGTAGACGGAAAAATAGAGTTTTCTTATGATGATGTGGACAATGTTTATTTTTTGGATGACAGAGCTACTGAAGATAATCAGGGAGTAATTGCTGCTGGAAGAGGCTTATCAGGAACTGTAATAGGTACGAATGTTTGTCTGGGAACTTCTGAATATGAGCCTGATTTTTGGGAAATACACTGGAAAGTTTGTTGGGATAATGAAGAGGAAGAAATAGTGTGTGAAGATATTGAAGACGAAGACCAAGAGTACATAGATATTACTGATTGTTTGCTTGAATGTTTGGATTGTACTAAAGAAGAATTGTTGGATATAGGTTTGATTTAGCTTATTAATTAGTATACAGTATTCAGCAGGGAGTATATATTATGCCAGTATGGGTTCCCACAACATGGACTCAGGATAAGCTTGTTAATCTTGAAGATGCATCTACTGCTGCACTGGATAGATTTGAACTTAGCAAAGACTATGTAGATGAGACTTTTGATGCTCTCTCTGATTTTATTACTGACTTAGAGATTCTTGTTTTTCGACTAGACCTTCCCGAAGCTGAGATAGATGCGATAGGGGAAATCCCTATTCCTGACATAGATGGTCTGTCTTATGAAGATAGGCCAAAACTGGAAGACATTGAGTTTCCTGATGTCCCAACAAATACAGCTTTAGTTCCTGATTGGGTAGCTTACCCTTCATTTGATGATCTGGATTTTCCAACTCTGAATGCAGATCCCCCAGAATTTGTTACTCCAACAAAGCCTGACCATGATTCTATAACTGAGCCCGGAGATCCTCCAGCAATTGATGCAATAGACTACCCCGGATATCCTGAGTATGAGCTCCCCACTCCTCCTGAGTTTGAAGGAATAAGCTTTCCGGCTCCTCCCACCATCACTATACCCGAGTTTGAGGGAACAGTTCCCACAGAAGACTGGACTTTGCCTGGGGACTTTTCTTATGATGAGGCTGAGTATGGCTCGGATATCTGGGCTGATTTAATGGCTAAGGTTTTAAATGATATTCGGAATGGGGGAACTGGTCTTGATGTAGATGTAGAGACTGACATTTACAATAGGGGCCTTGCTAGGCAAGAAGCTGAAAACGAGAGATTCTATGAGGAAGTCGAGGATTATTTTGAGGCAAGGGGATTTGATCTTCCTGTGGGAGCATTAGCTGCCAGACTCTATGAGGCAGGTAGAGAAGTATCTCATAAAAATGATCTGATGAATTATGAGGTGACTATTAATCAGGCTGAATTGGCACAGAAAAATACACATTTTGCAATAGAAAAAGGAATTGCTTTAGAAGGAATACTAAGAGATTTTTTCAATGCTCAAGCTACCAGGGCATTTGAAGCAGCAAGAGCTGTCTTTAGTGCTGGGATAGATATTTTTAATGCTCGAGTAAACAAATTCAATGCACGAGTAGCACTGTACCAGGCACAGGCTGCAGCTTTTGAATCTAGAGTAAGGGCTGCTCTTGTAGAAGCCGAGATTTTTAAGACTAAGGTAGAGGCCTGCAAAGTCACAGTGGAGTCTCAGGCAGTTCTTGCCGATATATACAAAACTCGTATTGAAGCCATAGATGTCATTGTAAAAGCATATGCGACTGAGATGGAGTCTGCACGAATAAAAGCAGACGTAGAGCGCACCAGAATAGAAATCTACAGATCCCAGGTTCAAGCATATTTGGCTAGGATTGAGGCTGATAAGGCAAAGTTTGATGTTTATGTTAAAGAGCTGGAAGCTGAACAGACTAAGGCTCAAGTATACTCTGAGCAAGTCAAAGCTTATCTTGGAGAAATAGAGGCAACAAAATCTGAGTATGAAACTCAATTGGCTAAAGCAGATTTGGTTTTAAAACAAAATCAGCTCTTATCTGATCAGTATAAGGCTGAATTGGCTGGATATGAGGCCAGTATGAGTGGATACATTGCAAATGTTAGTTCCTTGGCGGATATCCAAAAAGCTGCGGCTTCTGCATATAGTGCAGAAACTGAGGCCGAAGGAAGCTGGTTCAGAGCAAAGGTTGAAGAGATGAGAACACAGGTATCACGTGCCGGTCTTTTGCTAGATCAAGCAAAAGCGGAAGCTGCTGCTGCTTTAAGTGGGTTTGAATCAATAAACAACTTGAGAATGAAAGGAACCGAAAGTTTGATGAATGTTGGAGCCCAGCTTGTTGCCTCAGCGATGAATGCAGTTACTGCAACTGCATCTATAAACTATACAGCTACGGAATCGAGTACTGAGAGCTGGTCTCATGAGGAAGGAATCACAGAAAGTCATCCATATGAGGACGCTGAAGCTGCTTCTCAAACTGGAGATGATGAATAGTATTGGAGGAGTATGAAATGCCAATAACTACTTTAAGAGATAATAGAAAAGTTACGCCATTCAAAGGATATGTGGGGGGTACAAGCAGAAGAATATCATCTGTGCCCAGGCCTCCAAGAAGCAGGGCTGATTCAAGTGGCTACACTCCAGAGCAGCGACAGGAACTAAAAGAAAGTGCTAGAGCTAGGCATCAAAGGAGAATAGAAGAGTTGGGCCAAAAGAGGGAAGAGTTGAGAAGTGCTGAGAAGGTGGCATCTATAGCAGCACGAGGAGGGATTGAAAGGGCTAGGGCTCTTGGTGAAGGGCAGCTTAATGTTCAGAAATTTATGTCTTCAGAAGAGAAAGCATCACCTAAGTATCGAACTGGAGAGCGAGAATTAAAATTGAGTCAGTATGACACATCTACGCTTGGCACTGCAACTCCGTTTGTTTCTTATTTCGAAACAGAAACTGGAGAAAAAGTTCCTGTTATGTCTTCTTCTGCCCAAAAAATTATAGATAAATATAAGGAGGATTATTTGGAAGATCCGGAGTCAGCATTAGAAAATGTTCAGTCTGAACTGGCTCAGCATAAGGAAAGCCTTGATTTGAAAAGACAGGAAATAGATGAATGGCTGTCTAGTCCGACTACCAAGACCAATATTACGGCTGAAGATTTGGATGTGATGGAGGGTTACGGGGATGCTGCAGAAGCAAAAATAGATGAAGTGTATCGAATGATGGAAGCTTCTGAAGCAGCCAAAATATCCGAAGCTCTTGGAGGAAAAAAGTCCTTGTTGGGATCTTTGTATGAAAGACTTATTACACCTTCTGAGAAAGCTACTCCATATACGAATCCTCGAGATTATCTTAAAAAAGACTGATGGAAACTTTAGATAATAAAAACACATTTTTTCCTAACGCCCGTAAAAAACTTGCCGAAACTAAGGGCTATGGAAAATACAAGGGGTCTAGTTTAGCTGGCTTAGCAACTAAAGGGGCTTTGTCAGAGCTAACAATGGGATATTTTGCTCCTGATGAGACTCCAGAGCTAAGAACAACCCCTGAAAAAATAGCTTATTCTGCGGGTTCTCTGGTTGGTATGATGCCTACTTTTGCGGCTGCGGCGGCTGTTCCGCTTCTTGCTCCTGAAGCAGCGGCCTTAAAGGGCGCAAGAATAGCTAAGCTTATAGATACACTGCACAAAATAGGTAAGGTTCATAAGGTGGCGGATAAAGCCGGTAAGATCAGAAACGTATCTAAACTGGGAATTGCTGCTGAGACTGCACTTAAATCAGGAAGAACATTTGGTATACACGGTGCTTTGCATGAACTTCCTCCAGAGGAAAGAGAAGAAAACGTCTTAAAAAGGTTGGCGTCCAGAGCATTGCATGGGGCTGAAAGTGTTCCAAGCGGCATGGCTTTTGGTGCTGTGTCTCCTCTTGCTAAGACCAGGCTGGGACACATAGGTACTTCTGCAGGAACTGGAGCCGCTCTTTCTGCCATAAGCGGGGGGACAACTGAGGATGTTCTTATTCAAGGAGGGCTTCTTGGGCTTCTCTCTGCTGCGCATATTGGAACTGCTGATGCTAGGAAGATGGTTAAGAACATTGCAAAGGAGCTGGACAAAAAGAAGAAAGAAGATCGGAATAAAAGTATCCTGGAATTACTGTACCCAGGTGAAGAAGGCAAGCATGATTACAGTAAGCTTGCTAGAGAAATGGGAGTTAAAACAGAAGAGGAGCAAAGATTATTTGATATTCTTGAGAGAGCCAAGGCAAGATCTGAAAGCTTTGAGCCAATGGATGTCCCTGGATTTATTCCGGCTGGTGAAAAGTTTCAGAGCAAGGGAGTTGGAGACTGGCTAGAGGCAAGAAGTAAGCTTAAAAGAGCTGCTCCTCCTTCTCCAAAGTACGACCGGCTTCCAATTGAAATGCCCAAAAAAGAGATGGGCGAGTGGTTAGGAGAAAGAAGTGAAGCAGAGAAGAGAACTTTTCAGCACACTCCTGAGTTTGACAGGTTGCCTGGGACTGCTGCAATTCTTGGGAAAAAACCGGAGCCTTCTAAGGAGATTGTTACTCCAACTGGTGAAACTGTAAAGAATCTGAAAGAGCGAAAGAAAGCCGCTACCCGGGAAAGGCTTGCCAGAGAAATAGGAGTTCCTGTAAGGAGTGGTGTTGAAGATTGGCTTGGAGCGCTTAAGGGGGAAAAGAAAAAACCTGAGGAAAGAAGAATAATTGAGCCTGAAAAGAAGGCTGAGGGGCTTAGTGTTTTTGGAATCAAGCGAAAACCAATTCCTAAGCCAAAAGAGAGAGAGACCAAGGATATTGGATCTTGGCTAGAAGAAAGAAGCAAGTCCTTGGCAAAAAGGAAAGTGAAGGAAGAAATTCCTGTTGCTGGGAAAAAACCAAGCAAGCCTCTTTCCCCCTTAAAACCTCCTACTGCCAAAGAGATGCGAGCTATCAAGACAGATCTTCTAAAAGAGATAGATGCCGCAATCAGTGAGGCAGGGGATACCCCGGAAAAGGGGAGTGAAAAGCTAAGTTTTTCACTAGGCCCAACCCTAACTACAGAATACCTTGTAGAAAACACACGAGAGTCCTTAAAAAAATTCCGAAATGTAATAAACAAGCACTTTACTGTAACTTCTCCTTCGAAAAAGAAGAGTGTGTTGCCCACTAAAACTTCTATGGGCAGCAAACGAATAGATTCCCCTGATATAGAGTACTACTCTGAGTTTCGTCCAAGAAAGACTAAGCCATACAATGATCCAAAGAAGCCTGTAGCCTTGATTGGGGATGGCTTTGTTGGCTTCAATGGTACTGCTTATGGGATGAAGCTGGGCAAGGTTCCTGATGTTAAAAAGTCAGAGGTACTAGATTATTCTGATAAAAAGATTGTAGATACTCTTACAGGAAAAACGGAGCCTGCAACCATATTGGGAGAGTTTAAGCGAATTAATTCTACACAGCCTGCTGCTCATGTAAAAGATGAGTCTGGAAACAACTATACTTTCAAAGCTAAAGACATTGATGCGATTACTACCAGATTTCCCGGGGCTAAGCCTTTTGTTGTTGAAATAAATGAAAAGGTCCATGTTCTTTTATTTAAGGATAAAAATGAAGTTGTGGCTTTTGCTATGGAGCTGGGAGAAACAGGGGAGATTCAACCACAAAAGCCCTTAACTTCTCTTATACTGGATATTGAAAAAACGAAAAAGATCTCTGAGGTTAAAGGAAAAGGAGCCGCTGCAAAGAAAGAAATATCTGCAATAAAGAAGATGTTTGGGGAAAAAAAGCTTAAGGAATCTCCTCGCAGAATATTCAGAATGACTGAAGATGTAGAGATCAAAAATACCTCCGGGGAAAAGGTTACACTTCCTGCTGGAGAAGAATATGCCATATTTCCACATGTCACTGATCCAAAGAAAGTAGTTCTTCAAGATGGCAAAAGAGTTACTGTCTATGAGGGGGATCTGGGAAAACTTAAAGGCTTTGAGCTGAAGAAGGGAGTACAGCCTAAAGCTGGGGGTATGGTGCATGAGCCTCCAATAACTCCTCCAAGAAAAATACCGGAATTCAAAAGTACTGAAGAGGCAATGGTTTGGGGAGAAAAGGCTACTCCAGAAGAACTGAAGAAACTGGATACTCTTAGAGCTAAGCATTCCGAAGTTTCTGAAAAGCTTCTGGGAGAACAAAAGTGGAATGAAGCTATGGCAGAAGCCACTAAGAGTCAGCTCTATCGAGAAGCCATAGAAGCAAAGACCCAAGGTATTCCTGATTTTGCCAAGGAAATTATTCGAAAATACAAAGAATCAAATCTTTCTGATGAGAAGGGTTCTTCAGAGCTCATAGGTGATATTGCAAAACTTGGAGCGAGGCTGATAAAGCAGGGATATAAAAGGTACTCAGACTTTGTGGGTGAAGTAAAAAAACTTCTGGGAAGTATGTGGGAGAAAGTTCGTCCTGTTCTAAAGCAAGGATACGAACTGGCCAAGAAAATTGCTTCAGATGAAACTGGAACTTGGACTATTTATTCAGTCAGTAAAAAAGCTCAAAAAGCCATAGATAAAGCAAAAGGCGGCAAACTTAAGATTGGCGATGTTTTATCTCTAAAACAAAGGAAGCTTTCTGCAGATGCAGAAAAAGTAGCATTAGCACTTGGTGTTTCTTACAAAAAACAACGTCAGACAGAGCTTGAGTGGGAGCAGGAAGCAGACCGAATTCTGAATGACAGTGTTGCTTTATTGGATACGCTGCAAAAAGCCAAAAAGGGAAGAGAGAAGCTTACCCCCGGAGAGAGCAGGGCAGTTCTCAAAGTAAATAATGCTACCTGTGAG